GGCGGGTTGTACGGCACGGAGCGAGAGGCGCAACTCGCCAGAAGCAACGTCAGACTTAAGTTTAATAATTTGTTGGTCAGCTTTTGCATTTGCATCTCTCAATTTGATTGCGTGATCGTTGGCCTCTTGCACGCGCTGTTGTTCGACTTGTCGGGTTTGCTCATTCAGTTGCGCAATCTGCGCCACGTCTTCCAAGCGTTGATAGTGGATACCTTCAAAGAAAGCAGCCACGCACAGCGCCAGCGCGCCAAGAATCATATAGGGATTAAACATTGTCGCCCTTTTCTTTTACACGAGATTCTGTTTTCTTGGCAATTATCTTGTCAATAATCGTTGGCAAGAAAATCATCAAAGGCGTCAGAATGGCAAACATCGCTTTGTCGTTCAGACTTTGGCCTTCCATTGGCTGCGACACATGGATCAGCCCATAAAGTATAGCGAAGATGCCCCCTACGAAAGCGATAGACAATGACGCTTCCAACAGCATCAGCGAGAGCGATTCAAAGAAATCACCCCATTGTTCAGGCGTCCAATTTTTCATGGTTTGTCCTTATTAATCTTTACTAGCTGCTCAGGGCAAGTTGCAGTGACTGAACAGATTGGCGGCTTGCATTCTTTTTTGTCCCAGTTGGTTGGGTCTTGGCATGGATACCTAAAATGATCTTCGCAACCTGATAACAATATCAGCAAAGCTATTGCGATGCTTTTTTGCATATTTCCAGCTCCTGTTTCAATTCTTTGATTTTGCGCAAGCCCAATTTACGTTCTTCCATTGTCCACCAATATGCGCCTGACGCAATCAGCATCACAAGCGCGACCGTCAGCGCGATAGCCGTTATCCGTAGATTTCGTATCGTCGCGTCATATCTTCCTGAATCAGCAGTTCTATCGCGCATACGGTGCCTACGATGGTTACAACTCCTAGGATGATAGCCAATACCAAGGAAATATTTTGACGAATTCGTGCCAAACGGTACTGTCTTTTGGCCTCAGCTTGCTGCTCGGCCAGTTCTTTGGCTCGTTTTGCCGCCTCACGCTCGTTGATCAGGCGTTGACGCTCATCCACAATTTCTCGCCACAGGTCTGGCATACCCAGCTCATAGCGCACCATGTGCTCTAGTTCGGCGTAGTAGCGCCGTATCTCTCGCAAGCGCATCACGTTATCGATAGCTTCCATCGTGACATTGCGCGGTTTGCCAGCGGCCATGTCCTTTTTGGCCTGCTCTTTTTGTTTTTCGTGCTCGTCTTCTAGATGCTGTTGGCCTTGGAAAAACGAAGAAAGCATCCCCCCAACTTCGTGGGTGATGCCAGACAGATCATGGCCTGTTTTCTTTAAATCTTGGTAGATGCCGATGGCACCTTGGATACCCGAATACGCGGCCTTACATGCTGCAAAGGCGGTTATCGGATCCACATCACTTTACATGCGACAAGAATGTAAAGACTATACCTGCCATCGAACAAATCATAAGCCCCGCAGAGGTGATCATAATTTGTTCGATGCGCTTTAGACGCGCGTTGATGACTTCATAGCGCAACGCACAAACTTCTTCGTGCGTACTTAATCGGGCATCAGTTTGGTCAATGGTCGCCATATATCAAGCCTGTGCTGGTTCGCTTGAAGATGGTGCGGCTTCGGTTTGTGTTTCAACTGGTGTTTCAGCTGGTGCAGCAGCTTTAACAGCATCTTCAATGGCTTGCATCTGAGCGCCGACGACTTGCTGGAACTGAATGGTCAACAGCGCTGTCTCGACCGATGGGCGGCTACCGATGTAGTCAAAAATTGCCTTGACCAAGCCAGCAGGCACAGTGACAGGTTGCGTAGTAAAAATTTGTTGAGGTTGCATCATTAAACTCCATTTTTACCAACAAAAGGGTGTTGGCTTCCCTTTGAAAGTGTATCACGCATTATCAGAAATTGCGCTTTCTACAGGCGCAATAGCATCCCGCAATTGTTGGGTTGTCGTACATGAAGCAATAGTCGTTCTTGCAGTAGACAACAAAGAAAGCCAATCAGTGTCTGAAAGTTTATTTTCTATGCCAGCGCCTGTATTTGTTGCTCTATGATTTACTTCTATTTTTGCAATAGAATTTAATTTTGATTGTTGTTGAGCAATAGCTTTTGTAATATTGACAGATATTGTTGAACCATTTAATTCCCATGAATTAAAAAAATCATTGTCTGAAATAGGCAAAATAGAATCATCAACAATTATTGAATGGTCAGGAGTGTCTTTTGTTTTTACATCATCAATATGAATTTCACCTGTAGGGACACAAACAGAAACACCGCCATCTTCATTTGTGAAAACAATTACTTGAGCCATTATTTTTCCTTATCTAAAAATTGCCACATTAACAGTGAGTTGGTTTTGCGCCGAACCAGTATCAGTTCCAAAACCTGTCAAACGCAAAGATGTCGTTGCTGGCGCTGTTTTTCTGCTTCCTTGAATACCAGCATATCCCGAGCCAGAACCGTCAACCCCGTTGTTCACGCCCGTAACATACGCATAGTTTGTATCAGCAAGCGTTATTGAAAAGTTTACCGTGTAATCACCTGTTCCATTGTAAGTAACTGAACTTACATTTAAAGAAGCCCTTGGTGAGTTTGTGCCGCTTATAGTTCCATTAAAGTTAACCCACAATTGACAAACGCCGCCACTCATAGGAGAACTATTTGTAATGGTCACACCACCAGTGGATGCACTAACAGAAATGCCAGTGCCAGCAGAAATTGAAGTTACAGGAGTTGCATAGGTTTGGTCGCCACGCAAATATGTAGAACTGGAAGCAGTGCCTGAACCAAGTCTTGCAGTTGGCACAGTTCCTGATGCAAGATTGGAAGCATTGGTGTAGTAGCTTGCGGATTGTCCATTCAACTGGGTAGCGTTAGTTGCTGTACCAACAGTTAAAGTACTTGGCGCAACATAAGTAGGCGCGCTTGCGCCAGCTGTTAGAACATAACCTGAAGTGCCAAGAGCAAGGAATGAAGTCGCTCCCGAACCTGTGTTGTATGCCAAAGAGCCAGCCGCACCACCCAAAATATTGGTTGTATTGGTTGAGTTTGTTACAGCTGTTGTTCCAATTGCTGTTGCAATTTGAGAGCCAGTAGCCGCAGAAAGCGCAGTTCCATTGCCGTATAAAACGCCAGTGATACTTGTGCTTAAAGTAATTGCGGGTGTAGTTGTTGCGGTTGCAACAGTTCCAGCAAAACCGTTTGCGGAAACAACAGAAACACTTGTCACAGTGCCCGAACTACCTGAACCGTTAGATGCGGCTGTGATTCGACCGTAAGCATCAACGGTAATGTTCGCTGCTGTATAAGAACCTGCGGTCACAGCCGTTGTTGACAAAGCCAATACTGGAGTTGTTCCACCAGTAGATGAAATTTGACCTGTCGTGCCGCTGACCGATTGGACAGGCGTATAAGTCAAAGCAGTAGTGACATCGCTAGAAGTAAGCGTTACAGCGCCTGTTCTAGTGTTGAAAGAAGTCACACCACCAGCGCCATTTGATGCGGCTGTGATTCGACCGTAAGCATCAACAGTAATGTTTGCTGTTGTATATGAGCCAGCTGTGACAGCTGTAGTGCCAAGAGCAATCGTGACAGCCGAAGAACCGTTGTAACTTGTTCCTGTCAAGCCAGTGCCAATTGTCAAGGCATTCAAGTTTGAGCCAAGAGAAACACCCGAAATGGTACTGTTAGCTAATTGACTATTACTAATAGTTCCTGATAATGCTGTTGTTGGTATGGTTGTCGATGCAGTCATTGCACCTGTTCCATTTCCATACACATACCCCGTCAATGATGTTGCGCCAGTTCCACCATAAGCCGCACCAATCGCATTGCCATTCCAAGTGCCATTAGTATATGAACCAGCCCAAGAAAGTGTATTGGTAGACCAACTTGCATTTGATGGCGCAACATTATGGTAATCCCAAGAGCCAGCCGCAATCGAATTGCTTATCAAAACAACTTGAATATATGCGCCCGATTGGGTAGTGCAAACTGTTGTTCCCGAATTGTTTTTAATAACAATCGTGCCTGACGATTGGTTATTGTTAAAAGTAAACAATGCACCATTTGGCAATGTTGTTGCATCAGGCAATTGAATTGTTTGACCGCCTGAACCTGTAATCAACCAATTTTGAACCGATGCAACTGTCAAAACAATTGCTGTCCCACTTGCGGCTTGTGAAGTAAAACCTTCAAAAACACAATTTGCATTGATGTTTGCATTGGCATCACGCAAAACAACTGAATTTGCACCGCTGGATGCCGTGACTCCAGTTCCACCATTGGCAACAGCCAAAACTCCTGTCACCCCAGTTGTCAAAGGCAATCCAGTAGCATTGGTCAAAGTACCCGAAGAAGGTGTACCCAATGCGCCGCCATTGACCACAAAAGCGCCAACACTGCCAGTATTTAAAGCAAGAGCAGTTGCAACGCCTGTTCCCAATCCTGTGATTGAAGTCACAGCTGGTGTCACTGTTGTATTACTAGCCGCTGTCAGCTGACCTTGAGCATTGACAGTGAAAGTGCCGACCTGAGTGGCAGAGCCATAAGAACCAGAACTCACAGTAGTGTTGGTGATGCTGAATGTGTTACCTGTCAGCGTCAGTCCTGTGCCAGCCAAATAAGTGCCAGCGCCACTAAATTGAACCCAAGTGACGGGGGTAGTGCCCAGAGTGCCGCCCGGGTCAACTGTACAAGTCCACCCAGTGTCAGCTTGTGTTGTACCTTCTTCCACAAACACAAACGCAGAAACCAACTGACTCCATGTATTTGCATCCGATGAGCGAGTCCATGCGCCCGAGGAAGAAACATAAATACCATTGTTTTGAGACAGCGATTGGTTTTTAACCAAAACTCGGCTTGAAGATGTTGTCACACCATCAATAGTTTGTTCGCCTGACAATGTAATGTTTGCAGTTGTTGCAACCAAAACTGGGGATTTAGGAGCAAGACCTTGAGCTACTGTGTCAACATACAACTTGTTTGCAATGTCGGTCGTATTTACAGGGGCTGAAGAAATAGAACCAGTGGTCAAAGTGACCGCATTGATGGTTGTATTTGTTACCGCAGTAATTTGACCTTGTGCATTAGTGGTGATAACAGGAACTTGATACGATGAACCGTAAGTACCCGCTGTTCCCACATTACCAAGTGCAATAGTGACCGCTGAACCTCCGTTGTAGGATGTTCCTGTCAATCCTGTTCCAATGGTCAAGGAATTGGAAACTTGGGTCGCAGTTCCTGTCAAATTGGCTGTGATTGTTCCAGCACTAAAGTTGCCTGAAGCATCTCGAGCCACAATGGTTGATGCTGTGTTTGCATTTGTTGCATCAGTGGCGATTGTCACAGCCGATGAACCATTGTAGGAACTGCCTGTCAAATGAGTTCCAAATGTCAAGCTGTACAAATTAGACCCAAGCGAAACACTTGAAATGGTGCTGTTGGCTAATTGAGCGTTTGTAATAGTTCCTGAAAGGGCTGTTGTAGGAATGGTGGTCGATGCTGTCATCGTGCCTGTACCATTGCCGTACACATAACCAGTTAATGTTGTTGCACCTGTTCCACCATTAGAAGGTGTAATTGTTGTTGCATTCCAAGTTCCTGTTGTAACAGTGCCGAGCGTGACCAAGCTGGTAGAACCAGCCAAGGGCGATGCACCAACAGAGTTATAGGAAATGGTGACAGGTGAACTGCCATTAAAAGTTGAACCTGATGCCGCACCTGACCCGCTGTTGTTGAATGTCAAAGCATTGGGTGTGTCAGCGGTCACGGTTGTTGAGCCGCCCAAAGAAACCAAATTCCCATTGATTGTGATTGACGAATAAGTCAATCCTGAATTTGGAATGGTAGTTTGAACACTGATTTGACTGCCGCCATTGGCATATACATAACCTGTGTAATTGCCAAGCGTGACCGCACCCGATGCGCTCAATGTTGTGAATTTACCAGTGCTAGGAGTTGTTGCTCCAATTGGCGTATTGTCCAAACTGTCAAGAGTTAAAGAAACTCCCGAAATTGTTCCGCCTGTAATTGCAACAGAATTTGCATTTTGGGTGGACATTGTTCCCAAGCCTGAAACTTGGGTATTGCTGATTGCAATAGAGACAGTTGAAGCGGCGGTCAGTTGGCCTTGGGCATTTACCGTAAAAGTGCCAACCGAGCCAGCCGAGCCATAAGACCCAGCAGTCACAGCCGTGTTCGCAATAGAAACCGTTTGCGAAGTTGAACCGTCAAAACTTCCGCTGTTTAATCCAGTTCCAAAAGTCAAAGGATGAATTGTGGCGGCTGTAATTGTTCCGCTTCCACCCAATGCAACAGTCACGCCGTTGTAAGTCACTGAACTGTTGTTCAACGCACTATTTGGAATGTTTGTCAGGGTATTTGTTGAGCCATTGATGCTGACACCAGCAAAAGTTGTCAAAGTTCCACCAAGCGCCAAATTGATCGAACCAATAGTCACTGATGAATTTTGCAAACTTGAATTTGGAATCGGCGCATTGATTTGACTTGGAGCAATGCTGATTGGTGTATTTGATGCACTGGTTACTTGACCTTGTGCATTCAAAACCAGTGTTGGCACTGATGCCGCAACACCATAAGAACCAGCGGCCACACCTGTATTTGTGATGCTGAACTGTGTTCCAGTTAATGTCAAACCCGTACCAGCGGTATAAGTGCCCATACCTGAGAACTGAGTCCAAACAATAGGAGTGACTCCAATTGTCCCCGACTCGGGCGCGATCACATTCCAGCCAGTGTTGGTATAGAGAGTGCCGTTTTGAACAAATGTCGAAGCGCCGGGTACTTGTGACCATGCCGACATATCGTTTGATCTAGCCCAAGCCGTAGTGCTCGCAACATAAATACCGTTATCAGCTTGATTTGATTGATTTTTTACAAGAACCCTGTCGCCCGCCAAAGTGGTGTATCCGTCAATGACTTGCAATCCTGACAAAGTAATTGCAGTAGTTGTCGCGCATTGACATTCGCCTTTTGAAGTTCCTTGCGAAATTGAATCTGCATAAGCCTTGTTTACCAAATCAGTGGCTTGTGTTGGCGCGGAAACAACTTGCCCTGTTTGGGTAAGCATATTTGAGAATGATGCCGAATAAAGCCCATTCTCCAAACCATAAATTTGAGCAAATGCACTACCAGTGCCAGCAGTCATCAAGTTTACAATATAACTGCCAATTGCCCAAGCTTTAGCAACTGTACCTTCTTGTCCTCGCTGTACAGTCAATACGTCGTCAGCTATGTTAGTGCAAAGGACAATTTCATTAATGAGTTGACTTTGCGTACTAACAAGCGTCAATTTAATTGCTTGATTTGTAGAAGGTGCTGGAAAGTATGACCCAGTTCCCGCCGCAACAGTGATGGTTGTGTCGGTGCTTGCAATCGGAAGAGCAAGAGCAGTTTGCGCTTGATTTGCAAATAATAAAGTGGTCATACAGTCCTCAAGCGAAACTTGTTTTTACAAAATTGTGTAAGTGTCGTTAGCCGCACCAGTAAATTTGACAGTGGTAGCAGGATACGTCAGCGCATAAACCAGTTGACCTGTTTCAGTCAAAGTTGGTGTGACAGCTGAATAGTAAGTCGTACCATTGTCAAAAGAAAGTTGGATTGCTCGGCTTCCGTTCGATGAGTTAAGAATTAGCGTTGCGGGGTATTGAATGCCGGGGTTTGGCAAAGCGACAACAGCTGTTGTTGTTGTCAAAGTTCCTGTGATTGGGCTTCCGTAATTCATGTATTTCTCCTCACTGTTTAGGATGTTTCGCTTTTACAGCCTGACAAGCTGCAATGTAAGCTTGGATTTGTGTTTGATCATCTTTTACGATTCCGTCAAGATAATCGTGAAAATCAGGGTATTCAAGAGCTCTTTTTTGTGCGTATGACAATGAATCTATGGCAGCTTTCTGTCGCGCGTCATTTATAGCTTCAATTTGATTTTTATCAATCAAAGTAGCGTTGTCGGGAATAAGATGGTCTTGAGAACCGTCACTTTCAAAGGCATGAATTTTTCCATCTTGTGATCTATAAAATTTCATTTTTAATCCTTAACGAAGTTCTATCCATGCGCTAATGGAGATGCTAGTGTTAACAACTAACTCATAGCTTCCATTAACAGGTACAAGAAAAGAAATAACTGAATTGCTCGTATTATCGCCAACAGGTATGGCATAAGAGCCGTTAACTAACACTCCTACGCTGTTAACATAAGTTTCATAAATGTAAACTTGTATTGGCTTACCTGTGGTGTTGTAATAAACAGTGTTTTGACTTCTACTAGAAGTGACATCCTGATAAGATTGAACTGTACTTCCAATTCCCGCATTATTTGCAAAAGCTGTTGTCGCAAGCTGGGTTGAATTAGTGCCTGTTGATGCGGTTGGTGCAGCTGGCGTGCCTGTCAAAGTTGGACTGTATATGGGCGCATAGTTTGCTAAATTATTTTGCACATACGCAGTTGTCGCCAATTTTGTACTGCTATCTGAGTTGCTGGGTGTAGGCGCTGCCGGAACTCCAGTGAATGTAGGGCTATTAATTGGCGCATACAAAGAGAAGTTTACGCTGCCGTCTGTGATAACCCACGCACCATACGTAGAACTGTAAGACAAAGTGATGGGGTATCCGGCGCCGGGTATTTCTCCACCTACCAGAGCCGCATCGTTACTTAAAACAATAGGTATAGCACCTGTCACTGTAGAACCTAAAGTCAAATTCAGAGTCGCTGCGCCCGTATTTGCTGCGGTAGATTTGACAACAATAGACATGCCATCGGGGATAGCTGTCAGATTTGAAGGTATGGTGGCAGATAGCGCGTTCCCTGTTCCTGTAGCAACAGCGTACAGATATGTTTGAGCTTGCAATTGTTCAGACTGAACTAAATCTGCCATTGTTGCGGCAGTATCATAATTTCCAACAATGTCGTTCAGAGAAAACGGAGATGCCGTAGTTCCTTCTTGGCCTCGGATAACCGTCAAAGTATCTCCTGAACGAGCTGTACAAATACAAATTTCGTATAGTGTTGGAGTAGATACGCTATTGAGCGTTATTCTGAAACCTTGGCCAGTAGAAGGACTCGGAAAAAGCGTGCCTGTTCCAGAAGCCACGGTAATTGACGTAGCAGTACTGGTGATGGATGACGCCAGTGTAGTTTTTGCGTTGTTGGCAAAAAGTGTGATCATGTCAATACCTTAAGCGACGGTGTAGGTGTATTGGAATGGTACATTCAAAATGCCATCCTGTATAGCCGCAGCCAAAAAAGTTTTAGCTGCTGACGCTGTGGAAATTGTGATTGTGATCTGGCTAAGTGATGTGTACGTAACGCTAACACCGTAAGTGTTGTCGATATTAGGCGCAACGCCATTCACCCCATTCAAAAATCTTACTACACGCCTTTTTAGCCAATTTGTGTTGTATTGAAAACCATCGCCTTTATAGAAATCCCACGTCAATATTCTTTTGTAATAGTCGTCCGTAACTACATAAGATGAACTGGGCGAAGCTATGCCGTTTTCATTAAAGGCGTCAGTGTTGTATGCTTCTGTGTTGTATACGCCTTGATTTGAAAACACTATCGGCGAAGATACCGATGGTCTAGGTAGACCATACAAATTTGTGCCTACCCAATCTAACAATACGCCAGAAATCACTGAGTTCGTATAGATTGGCAAATTCAATGCGTTGATGGTGTTCAGATTGGCCTGCGATAGCTGGTTGTACGCAGTGAACAGCGCATTCAAGCTATCAATCGATGCTTGAGAAACCCTATCTGGGTCTTGCCATTGTTGGTACAGATATGCAGGCAATGTTTGGGTAATCATGTTTTACCCTTGTGTGATCGCTACCAAGGCTGCTGAAGTAGAGAAGTAACTTTCAGGATCGCCATAATACAGTGCAGTTCCAGACGTAGGAGAAGTCACCACGCCTGCAATTGTGATGGTAAACAACATCCGCGACAGATATGCGGGAGGAATTACCGCAGCAATGGCATTCTGAAATACAGCCTGAAGTTCAAATCCATTGATGGGTTGGCCAACAGCAATGCTGTTAATGTAGCTGACAATCGCAGGAGCCCCCAAAGAAGCAACCGCAGATGGCGACACATAGTTCGCATATGTTGTGTTCCAAGTCAAAGCAACTTGAACAGTCTGGACGGGAGGGTTTACAAATGTGATGTTGTAAGTGTCTGGATAGTCATTCACCGACACAGTGACATTGCGCAAATTAGGTGTTACCACGCCGCCGGATGAGTATGCCGAATATCCAGTAGTGTTAACACCTATACTGAAAGTTTTATTCGACAGCACTGTGATCGTATAACTCGCGTTATATGCGCTGGGTGTAACACCAGCAATCGTGACGACTTGGCCTGTCGTATACCCGTGATTCAAATTAGTCGTCACGACGCCGGGGTTAGCTTGCGTGATTCCGGTTACTGACAATGTAGACCCCACCAACATTGATATGTCAGGAGCCCCTTCAAAAATAGCGTTTGCTATTTGATATGGGTCTCCTCCTCCGCAAATTACTTCCCACTGTGCCGTTCCGATATTGCGAACAGACACCAAATTTGGCTGGACTCCATTAACTTCTAACAACAGCGTTTTTAAAAACTGAGGCACGCCTTGTGCCGTTGCCAACCCAGCTTGAATAACTTGCGCGCGGTAGTCGGATACGGCTTGAGCTGTGGCGCCGGGCAGTCCTGCGCTCAAATTGGTACAAGTTAAAGAATAGCCCGAAGGCAAGGAGCTAATGATCTGAGTCACAGTACCCGCAGGCACAGACCAAGAACCCGCAACTGTCGCCAAACAATACAGCGCGGTGCTTTGTCCATTTGCGCTGATGATTCCTCCGTCTTGAACCGTATATTGATGAGTACCGTCAGATACGGTGAAACCTACCGGAATCACAAATCCGGCAGAACCTGTAAAAGTCACATAAACAGAAGTGTTTGAGCCTACGCCTTGCTGCACGCCATATACAGCGCCAAGTTGATACAAGACGAATGGGTTGGCCGTATAAGGGCTAATAGAATTGACCAAATCAACATAAGCCTGATCTTGAACGACCAAAGCGCCTGTCGCTGTACTGGCCATATCTTCCACTAAAGAACCGGGCAGATTAGCAGTCAAACCGGGTGAAAGAGCTTGCGCAGCGGCAAGTTCCGCATTCAATAGATCTGTTGGATTGGCTGGTATTGCACCAGCGGAAGTAATCGTTGCCATAAAGCCCTTTGTTTAACTTGCGACCACCGAAGACACAACCACTCCATTCTGGAAAATTGCAGAGATATTATAGGTTGGCTGAGGTGTATTTTGTTGATTTGTTATCACCAAACTGGAGAAGTAAGGTGCATATTGATTCTGCGTCCGAACGATCGCCGCGTTAGGTGCAATTTGTGTTGCAACAGATTGTTGTGCGGGAATACCGTAATTTCCATATATCGGACTTTCGTTTAAATTTAGCCGCAAAGCTTGTGCTGTTGCGGACAAATATACATAGTTCGGGTCGGTTATCTCAACCCAATTTTTATTTGCGTCTACGCCGTAGTTTCTCATGGCACGACCGTTCCTGTGTTACTGCTGCCTGTCGCAACGCCACTGTGTTCGTGGGACAAGTAAGCTTTACCATTGATTGTCAGCGTGCCTGTTATGGTTACGCCACTCGAATTGACCACCACTGAATTGCTGCCAACTTCTAATATCACAGAAGTTTTTGCATTTACAACGACACCAGAAGGTGTCAGCGTAATGACCGTGTTGCTGTTAGTATCCCGGATCACCACGCCATTCGGCGCGTTGATGTTGACTGCATTGGGATCAACAGTTTGCCAATTCGTATTGCCTAT